TTATATTATCTATTGAAAGACTGAAGGTTGTCAAATGTTCAAGCCAACCTTAAACTGCTCATAATTATTTATAAAGTTTCAAATTCATAGATTGAATATTTGAAAGTTACTGTAGCTGTTAATGGTGTAGTTGTTGTAGATTGAACATCATACTCAACACCAGTAATTGCAGATGGATACAAACTTTTAAAATTAACTCTGACAGTTGGATTATTTTTATTTGTCAAAATAGTTAATGTTGCATCACTTTCTAATGCAGATATGTTTGCAACTTTTGAATTTGTATTTGTTCTACTAACATCACCACCTGCATTTGGTTTTGTTTGTACTTCTTTAGCTGCAAGTGCATTTGCAAACTGTGTTGTACTTTTTGGAAAACCTATACCAATAATCCAATCATGTACTTCAATATAATTTGCAAAATTTTCTTGTACAATAAAAGTAAGATTTAAATCTTCATAATTTACAACTTCACCCATTGCAGGTATTCTTTTAAATCTTGTTGTATATTCTGCATTACCATCAAATGATAATCCTGGTATGTTTGCTCGTATAACATTATACTGAACATTGGGTAATTTCATTATATCAAATCTAAACTGTGTATTATTTGCATAGTCTATATTTGATGGTTGTCTTGCAAGTGGGTTAAAATCTACCATAGTATTTTCCTTTTATGATACTATTTATACACAAAAAAAAAAGACCCACTTTTTAGGGTGGGTCTTTAGTGCGAGGTATATTATTATATTATTATAAATTGTCTAAAACAATTATTACATAATGTTAGCAACTTTTACTAATCTGTAATATTTGTTTTGTAACCCAGCTGCAACAGCATCAGCAGTATCAGAGATAGCGCCATCACCGTTAGTTGTAGCGAATGGGTTAGCAACCATACCGTAACGAGTTTTAAATCCAATTTTTGGTTGGAAAGAATTCTCACCAACTGCACGAACCATTTGTAGAGGTACATATGGGCAGTAGAAAATACCAGCGTCATATGGTGAAGAACCTTTATAACCTACAGTATAGTATTGAGCAGCAGCTGCATTTGCAGAATATGGATCTACATATACTTTAAACTTACCATTGATTGTTCCAGCAAAAGTATTACCAGTATCATCAACATTTAAGTTTGTGTTTAATGCAGGAGCATAGTCTAAAACACCAGCCATTGAAAGAGCAGAAGCAACATCTGAAGAACAGATAATTATATTACCTTTTCCTCTACGAGTGTCGTTTGCAATTGCATTTGCATCTCTTTCGATTTGGAATAATAGACCTTTGAATTTTTCAACAGACCAACGACCGTTAGAATCTGTATCTAAATCAAAAGTACCACTTGTTGTTACATTTGCTTGAGCACCTTTTTTAGCAGTAATGTAAATTGTTCTTACAACTTCTCTATTGATTTCAGCAAGAATCTCACTAGAAAGAATATTAGCAAGTTCTGTTTCTGCGTCTAAACCATGAATTGCTTTTAAGTCTTGAGCAAGTTCCATTGTGTACTCAGCCTTTAAAGCTCTTGATTTAGCAGTAACAGTTACTTTATCAATTGAGAAAGCCATCTGTGCGAAAGCGTTTGAAGCAGAATCACCTAATGCTTCAGCAGTAGCAGTAGCAAGACCAGGTGCAGACTCATATGAACCTACAGGTGAATCGTTCAATACAGCAGGGTTAGTACCATCATGAACAGAACCGCCAGCAGCAGAAAAGTCTGTATCAGCTTCGTTGTATAATGCTTCAGTACCACCTTGTGATGTGTACTTGGCTTTCATTGCAAAGATAAGACCAGTTGGACCAGTCATTGGTTGAACACCACAGATGTCATATGCAACTAAATTAGGCATAGCTCTTCTAACTAAAGAAATTAGAATTGGGTCCCAATTATCTACATTTGAACCTGTAGCATTAGCAGGTGCAGCCTCTGAAAGAAATCTACCATCTTCTTTCATAGCTTTTTCTTGGTTTTCTAGGATAACTGTGGTTATTGCCTTCTTGTAAGTGTCGCTGATTTTAGGTAAATCTGCGTGCTCCAAGACTGGCTGCCACTTTTCCTGTAAATGTTCAGTTTGAAACATTTGTATTTCTCCTTTTACAGTTTGTTAAAGATTATTTATTAATTTTTGTATTTCTAATTAATTAAACTTTCTTTTTGGTTTTAGTGATTGCAGCCATATAAGCAGCCATTGAACCACTAATTTCCTTTGATTCTACTTCTGAATTTTCAGATTCAGAATCTACGGATTCACTAACTACATTCTTTTTTGGAAAATAACTTTCTTTAAGAGTTTCAAGTTTTTCCTTAAAAGATTCTTCTGTAGTAAATTCAGCATCTTTTGCTAATTCTTTAAACTTCTCAACTTCTGTGTCTACTAAATCAGCAGAAACTTCAGCGATTAAAGAATCACGAACCATTCCAGATACTTTACCGTTTAACTCGGTATTTTTCTCGACTTGTTCGTTCAATTTCTTCTCTAACTCGTCAATCTTTTCAGATTGTGATTCGAGAACATCATACTTCTCATTTGGTACATCAATATAATGCTCTTCAAAAAGAGTTTTAAGACCAGAAATGAAATCTTCAGCAATTTCACCTTTTAATCCTCTTTCGATAGCTAATTCATTATCTTTTAACCATTGTTCTACAACATAGTTTAGATAATTATCAACTTTTTCAGTTAAATCGGATTTAAAAGATTCCATTTGAGTTTCTGTTTCTTTTTTGCTTTCTTCTTCAATTCTTTCAACTTCTGAACGAATTTTAGATTTTACAGCAGCTTCAAAGATTGTTTTTGCTTTGTTTTTGAATTCTTCAGACAATTCTTGCCCATTCATTAACGCATCAACATCTTCAGAAACATCAATAGATGCTAAACGACTATCAAGAGTAGATTCCTCTTTCTCATCTTTCTCAACATCTTCTTTCTTAACTTTTTCTGCTTTCACAGAGGCTTTGCTTGATGCAGAAGTGTCTTTCTTCATCTTGTCTGCAGCTTTACCAGCAGGTGAATCTTTATCATCTGGTTCGTCAACAGCAGGACCTAAATCTTGTACTTCTCCATCAACCTTTTTTGAGGGTTCACCTTTAACAGCGCCTTTTTTAGCAACATCATGTTGTGCTTCTTCTAATTCTTGCTTGACTTCTGCCTCGAGGTCCTCAATCGTCTTATCTATTTCTGACATTGGGATTTCTCCTTTGGTTGTTGTTTTTGTCATATTATATTTATAATATTAAAGTTTTTTAAGGAACTTTGCAAACGCAAGTGCTTCAAAATTGTGAGTTTTTTTACGCACATTTGTTTCAATATCTTCCTTAATTTGTTCAACTTCTACTTCTTTCAGAATACCGTTGGACCAAACCCACTCTTTACCTTCCATAATACCTTCTACAAAGGCTTTTGGTGCAGATGGATCTGCAACGATATCGGCAGCAGTTGCCAAATAAAAGTCATTTTTCACATAATTTGCACCATTTCTAGATTCTAGTGAACCCATGCCTCTTGAAGAAACACCAAGTTTACCACCATCTTTAATAAGTGCTTTCGCAATTTCCCCCATAGGAGTGGACAACAATTTTGCCTCACCAATGAAGTTCTTTCCATCAGCCTCTAAACTCGTAACCATATGTGAAACTCTGTCAAGATTAACAGTAGGACCGTCAGGGTGTCCTAGTTCACCAAAGGCACGACCTTCAGCAACAAATTCTTTATTGTATCTATCTACTTCTTTTTGTAAAACAGCCATAGGATATACACGACCATTTCTGTTTTTAATGTCTGCTTGCATGAAGATACCTTTGATCTTCATTTCTTTTTCGCCGTCTTTTTCTTCAACAATATATTCTATATCGTTGATTTGTTCTGCGATTAATTTCATAGTTATTTCCTTTAAATTGATAACATTTCTTTTTCAAAATAACTCATAATGTTCTTTTCAGGTACATTATGTTTCTTTGAAACTTGTTTTATTGTTTTTTCAAAAGTATTTATAAAATCTGACGGCTTTTTATCCATAATTGTAAAAATTTCATCAACAGCCTTCTTCATTTTAGGTGTTAATTTCTTATACTGTTGCGTCATTTTGTGTTCATCTTTTTCAGGCAACTGTTTTCTAAAATTTTCAAACGATTTAATCACTACTTTCTTCCTCTGATGTTTCTGGAACATGATTCTTAATCATTGACTGTGAAACTTCTTGTCGTTTAACTGCAAGAGCATCACCAACTTTATTTGATATAATAGAGTTGAAGTGTGTTTCTGCTGAAACATTATCACCATCAGATAGTGAATTTACAAAATCTTTAATATTACTCATAATTTATCTCCTTAATTTTCGTCATCTACTGGTTCTTCTTCATCACCAATATCTTCAGATTCGTTGTCAATTTGTTTATTAATATCTTCTATTTCTTCATCATTCATTCTTAAAATGTTTTTCTTAACATATTCTTTAGAGAAAAATTGTCCTATATAAGGTTCTATTTGACCTAACATTTCAAGTCTTTCTCTCATAACTTCTGCATTTTTGAGTTCAGTAAAATGACCATCTTGTAAAAAGTCAAACTGAATGTTCTCTTTAAATAAAGGCCACTCATCAATTGAAATAATACCTTTTAACACTAATTGTGTTTTTAACATATCAGTAAACAAAATTGTAAACTTCTTACGAAGTTTCTGAACAAATTTTGTAAACTTTAATTCATCTCTTGTTATGTTATCAGAACGACCTATCTGAAATCCTGTTTCTTCTGCAAGTCTTGTTACTGGAACATTTAATGAACGATATAATTTTCTTTGAAAATATTTAATATCATCTATCTCACCAAGATTAGAACCGCCTGGTAATGTTGTGATCTCTGTACCACGACCACCTTCTCTACGAGGTAACCAGAAATCTTCTAACATTGACATATGATTTCTATCGTCACGAATCTCACCTGTATTTGCATCATAAACAAGTTTGTTTCTATAACGATTCATTACATCTTTAAGATAAGCTTCTGCTTTGATTTTTGGTAAGTTACCAACATCAATGTAAAAAATTCTTCTTTCAGGAGCTCTTGAAATACGATAGATAACTAAAGAATCTTCAATCATTCTTAATTGATTGACTGGTTTGATTGCTTTGTGTAAATGTGATAGAACAGTACCTTTGTGCATATCTACCAAACCAGATGGGCAATATGAAATTGAATCAGGTGATATCTTTATGCCTTGTGT